AAGATCAAAAATGGTTCATAATACCATTTTTCTAATGATTCACCATATATATTTTTCTTAGTCTGATATAAATTTAATTTATAGTAAGCAACATCTGTTTTCATAAATTGAAGAGCAGCTTGTTGCATTTGTTCAAAAATAGCTAATTGACTACAATCTGTAGATGGGCTAGGTGTAACAGTAGGAGATGGGGTTTTACTAATAGTTGGTGTTATTGTTATACTAGGGGTAATACTAGGTGTTATTGAAGGTGTTCTAGTCACACTAGGTGTCACACTAGGAGTACGAGATGGACTTGTCCCTACACTAACAGTGACTGAAGGTGTTGGTGTAATAGATGGTGTTCTAGATACACTTGGTGTATTTGAAGGAGTTAAAGCTGGATAAGCTGGTATTCCTGGCATAAATTTTATTTTATATCAGCGTATATTACTAAAGGTACCTGTCCCATTGTTTGACGACTAAATTCAGATTCTTGTTGTTTTTTCTCTAATTGAGATCTACGAGAAGTTTGTTCTAAATATTCTTTTAATTCAGTCATTAATTCTGTTTTCTCAGCTCTAGCATCTGTTAATAATTCAGATCCATTAACTATCAAACCACCAAAATTAGATCCTTGGAAAGTAGCTCTTACTTGACCTTCAATTTCTTTACAAATTGCTAAAGCATATCTAAATACCCATGATCTACCTACTTGGTTAATATCTGTATAAATAGGATTTCTATAAGGAACACTCATTACATCAGCTACAACATTTGGACGACTGTCAGCAGGTGTTGGTAAATATTTTTCACTTAATTTCATATATTTGAAAAGTAAAAAAGTAGGACCAAAATCATCTGTTGGTACAGGAAATAGTCTTAATTGATTATTTACTAAATCAAATGAATAAGCTGATTTTCTTACTTGATCATTAAATTCAATTGCTTGAATCTTTTGAATATCAAAATATATAGGCATTAACATAAAGTTTACACCTGGTGAATATGATCCAAATCCAAATGTTTCAAGCAAACCTTGAACACCTGTACCAGTACCAGCATATGGGTCAAAATATCTTACAATTGCTGGAGGTTCTTGATAAAATACTTGTCTTACTTCAATTCTATCTCCTGTTTCTAATGAAGCAGAAGCAGCAGCCCAAGCATTTAAATCATACATTTGTTGTCCTGGTTCTAAATGGATTGAACCAGTATATTCAGTTACAAATCCACCTACATCTGCTTCTTGAGCATATGACTCAGCTATTCTAATTTGTGTTTGTAATTCCTATTGTTTATTAATTTACCATTTAATCCTCTTCCTTTTAATACATCTTGATAATAAGCAGTATTAAGAGTTGTTCCACCTATAATGTCTTGATTATTAAATAATGTTTGAATTGGGTAAGTTGTAAAGAAATAAACCCAAGATGAACCACTAGTTATATCATATGTTAAGTAAGTAGCTGGTTGATCAAATGTTACTTTTTGAGCGACATTAGCATTATTTAAATAATTAATTTCAAAATTAACAGATGGATTAATAGTTATACCAAATGATGAAGTTAATTCTAATATAGTAGGTGTTGAACCTGTTTTTGCTGAAAATGTTATTCCAAAAATTGAATTAACTTGATTTAATTTATTAGCTATATTTTGAGCTGTTTGATTAGCTGTACTTCCAGTAGCTATATAAGCAACAGCTGCTGAATCACTTGGTAAAGTGGATGCTGTTACTTTAAATAATAAAGAGTCAGTACCATTACTTGCTGTTATAGAAAATGAACTACTTCCTGGTGTAGAAGTGAATATAGCTAAATCAGTTACATCAAATAAAGCATATGATGATGAATAATTAGTTGTAGCTACTGTATCACCTGCTATTTTACTAAATTGAGGATAAGTAGTTTGACTAAAATCATAATTAGTAAATCCTGATACTGATGGATTTTGGTAATAATAAAAATTCCAGTTATTTACTTTAGTAATATCTGGAGAGATAAAATCACTTAATGAGGCTGATGAAACATAAATTTCATTATTAGATATTGATGAAGATATAGGTAAATCATTTCCTACTTCATTCCATGTAGCTACTCTACCATCAGACCAATATACTGGAGAACCAATAGATGCATCTTCACTTAAAACAATTTTATCAGCGGTTTCAGTTGAGTTAAAAGGTAATGTATTTGAACCTTCTAAGTTAATATAATTATCTCTAATTTTATATTGATACACCATGTTACCATAAGTGGTAACAGCTTCTTCCATAGCAGCATAAACTGTTAAGTCAGTTATATAAGTTGTAGCATTTCCTGTACCACCAACACCTAAACGTTGGGCAACAAATGCTGCTGCTTTTTGAGTATCTTTAATAAATTCTGAGTCATTATCGTAGTAAATCACCTACTATTAACATTTTAGATCCATGACATAAACGAGTAATTACTAATTCCATTTGTTTATCAGTGACGTTCTGTGCTTCATCTATGATAACAAACGCATTAGAAATGTTTCTCCCACGCATAAATGCAAACGGTATAATTTCGATTAGACCATCAGCAATGCATTTATCTATTTTATCTTTAGTATATAAACGGTACATATTTTCATATATAGGCGCTACATACGGATCCATTTTTTCTTTAATATCACCTGGTAAGAAACCTAATTCTTCACCTGAAGTGATTACGGGACGAGCAATTACTATTTTTTCAATTTCTCTATTAAATAATTGATCTAAAGCAATTTGACAAGCAAGTAATGTTTTACCTGAACCTGCGCCTCCAGTTAATACTGTTATAGTATTATCTAAGATTTTTGCTTTAGCAATTTTTTGTTCTTCGTTAAGAGTGATTTGAAAATTAATTGGATTTTTAGGTTTACGTTTAGGGGCATAAACAGTATCTGTGTGTGGTTTAGAACTCATATTATGTAACATTATTTAATATAAATATACAAAAAAGAGAGCCTAGCAATAGCTAAGCTCTCAATTTTACTTTATGTTACTTAAAATTAAACAAGATTTAAGTCAGCAATAAACACTTTACCATAGAATTCAGGACGAACCATTTTCTTAGCGTAACGAGTCATGATACCTTTACGTGGAGTGAAGGTATTAGGATCGTACACAAGTGGAGTCATGATTAATGGAATGTAAGGAGCGTAAACAGCACCAGTTTCTAAGAATTGGTTACCACGGAAACCTAACAAGATAGTGTTTTCAGTCATGTATGGATTTTTGTATACTTTGTAACGGCTGTTTAATTGACCGATTTTCTGTACACCAAAAGCATATTTCATAGTATCAGCTGCGCCATCAGTATCAGCTGCAAATCCTGGAATTGATTCTAAGATAGTAGCTACAGTTGGAGAACAAACTAAGAAGTTAGCACCACCACGTAAAGTACGTTGGTGAATGATGTTAGATACTTTTTGTAATTTAATACCCAAGGTTTGGAACCAAGTCATTTGAGTGTAGTAAACACCAGATGTGTTATCTGCAAATGCAGTTTTACCAGCATTGATTTGGCTACCAACTTTTGCTGACCAATACTCAACAGTAGGAGCATTTTCGATCAACATATCTAAGATTTCTAAGTCAATTTCTAATGAAATATACTCTGATAACATAGAAGTTAATTCAGCTTCTGCATCTAAGTTTTGGTAAGCATTTAAATCTTGAGCAAATTCTGGAGTCCATTGAGCTTTCAATTTACGTGTTTTAGCAGCAATAGTTTCAGAACGTAATTGAACATTGATTTCAGGGATTGAAATTGTAGTACCAGAAGCACCAACTGCATTAGCAGTACCTGTAGTAGTTCCATCTTCAAAATCACCACGAGCGTTATCAGCAGTTTTCTTGTTATAGAAAACAGTAGTAGCTGAAGAAGCAGAAATTTCTGAAGTTGAAGCAGATACAAATAATACAATGTTACCACCACTTAAGAAAGCGAATTGATGTAAGTTTCTAGCTTCAGTAATTGAACCAGAAATAATTGAAACTGCTGAAACAGCATTAGCATCAAAGCTAGTGAAAGATGAAGTAGCAATAGTGATAGCTTTAACAGTAGCTAAAGCAGCATCAGTACCACCTACAATTGATGAAGAGTAGTTAGAATCAAATCCAATTTGAGCAAATGAAGCTGAAGCAACAGCTGAAGCTGAAGCAACAGTTACAGAAGCTGTGAATTGGTTGATTGAGTAACCAAAACGACCATTGCCATAAAGACCACCAGCAGCAGCGTTACCAAAACCTGAATCACCTACTTGAGTAGCTGTACCATACAAAGAAAGCAAATGAAGCTGAAGCAACAGCTGAAGCTGAAGCAACAGTTACAGAAGCTGTGAATTGGTTGATTGAGTAACCGAAACGACCATTGCCATAAAGACCACCAGCAGCAGCGTTACCAAAACCTGAATCACCTACTTGAGTAGCTGTACCATACAAAGAATCACCAGAAGTGAAAGGATTCTTAGTAGTACCATATTGGAAATCTAAGAAGAATACTAAACCTGCAGGTAAGCTCATTGGTTGAACTGAAACGAATTCTTTAGAAGCGATTTGGCCGAATACTTTACGTACTAATGGTAAAGCAACACCAGCCCACTGCTCACCTGTACCTGGAGTGAATGTACCACCAGTACCAGTTTGAGAAGATTCTACTACTAATTGTTTTGCTTGATTTTCAAGCATCATAGCCATATATTAGTTTGGTCATAATTTTTTAGACCTTCTAATAAACCTGATTTACCCCATTTTTTAGCAAGACGCGTTGCGTCAGATTGCTGAGACTGCCATGGGTTAGCAGATTCGATTAATGATTGAACTGTGCTCATTTTTATAAGTTAATTGTTTTTAATTATACAAATTTATTTAATAATACCTGCTAATTGTTGCATACGAAGGATAGCAGAGTCTCCTTCTACAATCTGTTGTTTAGGTGCAACACCTACTGCTTTTGAAGCAAATCCTACAGATTCTTTAATTTGTTGTTGTCTAGTTTTAGATGTAAATGATTCAGCTAAAACATTGTAAACAGTTTTTACTTCTCTTACATTTTCAGCTCTATCAAATGCTTTTAAAACACTTAATTTTTGTGCCTCATTTAATGATTTGGCTTTGAAGATTTTGTTAGTGTAAAGTAATTTAGCATTTAACAAGTTAACTTCATTTAATTCAGATTGTAAAGTTTGGATAGTGTTAATAGCTTCTTCAAGCTCTTTTTTAACTTCTTTCATTTTACCATCTTCTTCTTTTTCTTTAACTTCTTCCATGTTATGTTTTTTTCCTTTCATATCATGTTCTTCTTCCATATCATGTTTTTTTTCTTTCATGTTATGTTTTTTTCCTTCCATGCCGTATCCTCCTTCTTCCATTTCTAATTCAGCTAAAAGTTCGTCTAAATTGATTTCGGTTTCGTCATCAACTTCTACTTCACCTTCTTCGCCTTCAGGAGCTTCTTCACTAGCTTCTTCTTCCTCAGCACCCATTACGTCTTTTAATACGTCACGGATAATGTCTTTTAATTCGTCAACAGTAAGTTCAGTAATTTCATCGTCATTATCTACTTCTTTTAAAGCATCTTTAACGTCTTTTTTACCTTCTTCTTTGTCTTCTTTTTTACCTTCTTCCATTTTAACTTCGTCTTCTTCAAGTTGAGCTAAAATTTCATCTAGATCGGCTTCTTCTAGACCATAACCTTCTTCTTTTTCTTTACCTTCTTCTTTAACTTTCATACCTTCTTCTTCCATTTCTTTATCTTCTTCTAATTCATTAAGTTTAGCAGATAACATATTCATGATTGAGGGAGTGAAAGTTTCTTCAAGAGCGGCTTTGGCATTAGCAACAGCGGCATCATTCGTACTGATTTTGCATCAGCGATGGCTTGCTTAAACAATTCTTGATTTGTCATTTTGGAATTCTCCTTTTTTTTTGATCGCTTATTAGAGAAGCAATATAGGATTTGTTAATTTCTAACTAGATGAGATATTGGGGATCTCATATTTGGATATCCATAAATATATATAATAAAGGGAAAGCAACAAAGAAAGTGCTTCTTTTTAAGGGAAGCACTTAGTCCAGGGATACTATCCAAGGAGGGATTCATTATTTTATACAGCAAACACCTGTTTGAGAACAGATAATTTCTGATATTAAATTATTTACTTTAACATATTTGTTACCTTTAAATAATATTGGATTAAAGTTTTCATTTAAACCAACTGGTTTCATAAATGCACCTTGGGTTGATGGTGTTGAAACAAAATCCCAACATAATAATTCAAAGTCATCTTGTACTTCAACTGTACCTTCACCTAATGGACGGACTGAACCCATACCACGAGATGAAATACCTACAGTAATATTATTTAAAAATAATTTTTTTTTAGGATATTACCACTTGGAGTAGGTAATATTTCTATTTTACCCATTAAATTATCATTATCCCACCATAAACTTCTAATATTATGACAAACATTTTTTAAGTTTATAATAGATGAATCTGGATGGTCTAATTCACCTAAAGCTCTATTTTCAGCAATTGGTCCTTCTACATATTTTTCAACTTCACGTTCTAATGTTTCTTTAGGATAAACACGTCCATTTTGATTTTTAGCATCAGCACGTTGTACAACACCTTGTACAATTAAATTTTTAGATGGATTTTCTCTAACCTCATTTAATGAAGTTGGATTTGGTCTAAAAATTGAATATTCTATTAATACTTGCTTACTCATTATCCTTGTGTTCCAGGTTTACTTAAAATAGCTGCTTTTTTTTGTAAAATACCAGCTAAAGATCTTTCAGCGTTTTCCTCATCTTTACTTAATTTTTGTAATTGAGGATCAACTTCTTTTAGTGCTTTTTTTAATAATTCTTTAAGTTTAGCTTTTTTATCTTCATTTTCATTGATTGTAAAAAATGTTGAAGTTACTTTTCTATCAGCGGGAGCATATTTATTGAATATTTCAACTGCTTTATTTCCACCAATTTTACCACCTAAATTTTGTAATTGTTTATCTATTGATCTACCAGCATTAAATTTTGATGAGTCATCGCTCATTTCATAATACCAGTCATATTTTTTCATTAAATCCTCGAATTGAGTTTCGTTATTTTCTTCAAAATTAACGTCTAATTCTTCTTTAATTGATTTATAAGGAAATTCATCAGGACGAGAAGTTAAATAATAACTCATTTCTTGTTCAGCCCATCTTTCAACTTCATTATCAGGAATAGTGAATGGATCTTTATCATCTGGTGTATCAAAGAAATACATTGATGACTCACCATATCCTTCATCATCATCCATAAACACATCAACATCATCAATATATTCAGGATCAATTACTGATTTAAGATATGCTCTAATAGCGTCATCATTTAATACTGGAAAATCTTCATCTTCTTGTTCTTCAGAAGAAATATATTTACTTTTTTTAACTTCAAGACCTTCATTTATTTTACCTAATTTTTGAGCTATATGTTTAGCTGAGATATTTAAATCAGATGTACTTATAGACAAATCTGCTTCTTCATAATCTTTATATTTATCAAATTCAGCATATAAAGCATTTAATAATTCAGGATATTCTCCATTATTTAATTTATCAATATCATCTTGAGTTAAGATATTATCATTAACAAGAATATCTAAAATAGAATCCATGAAGTTATCTTCAGCTTCTTCTTTAAGTAAACCTTCTTTAATAGTTTTTTGAGTACCAGTAACACCTTTATCAGGCATTACTTTAACACCTTTAGGATTTGATTTACCAGCTTCTTTTTTACCTAAATTATCTTTAACGTTTGCTTTTTCTAATTTACCAGCACCTTTTTTTAAAGTACCATCAGCGTTAGCTTGCATTCCTTTAGCGTCAGTTTGAGAAGGTTTAAACTCAAATGATGATTGTTTTTGGTTTAATAAAGTAGAATAGAAAGTAATATCTTTAGTTAAGTTTTTTAATACTTTATCAATTGCTTTTTCTAACCCATCAGCACTATAATCATCTGCTTGTTCTAATTCATAAGTTAAACCATGACGATATTCATATGGATTAACATAATCTACTGTTTTAGTTTTAGTTTCTTTTTTAGCTTTATTATCTTTTTTACCTTCATTTAAAGCTTCGCTAAACATTTGAGTTAGCATTTTAAAATCTTCTGGGAAATAAGATCTTAGATAACGTCTTTTAGCTTCATCAATTAAACCATCTCTATCTTTTCTATATTCATCCCAATCATCCCACCAAAAATCTACCGCAGATGCTACTGCTGCTTCAAATTTAGGATCAAAAGGCATTGGCATTTCTTTTGGTTCACGTAAATCTTTATGAATAGATTGGTTAAAAGCAGATTGATCTGAACTACCCCAATCCTCGTTTAATGATTCACCAATTTCTTTTCTAAATTGTTCTTCATCATTTGTACGTTGAGTCCAAGAAGTATATTCACTATCTCTTTTTAGATTAGATTGCAACATATCAGAGAATCCTAGAAATCCATTTTCATAATACGCATCCATTTCTTTAGAAATAGCATCTGCATCTTCAATATGTTTAGCAACAATCTTTTCTAATGTAGATTCTTCAGCAGGTGTAAGAGCAAATACTTCTTCTATTTTAGCTTCAGTCACAACACCTTTGTTTTTAAGGATTTTAACTGCATCATCATATGATGTTAAGTTAGTAATCCACGGTAATTGTTCATTACGTCTTACTTCATATAAGAATTTTTCACGGCTAATTTCTCCCGCTTTGTGTTTACGATATAAATCTATTGTTGTCATATATATAAATATTATTTACCTTGTCCTCTGTATTTTGAACCTACACTCACATGTTTATTTAAACGTTTTTTGGCTTTACCACCTCTACGTTTTCCGAATGTAACTTTAATATTTGATGAAGATGCTTTACTACCTTTAACCTTCGCCATTTTATCTAAATGCTATTGTTAAATTTTGTTGTAAAAATTCTAAAATATCTTTATCATCAAAACCATCTTCTCTTAAAGAAGATATAACATAATAAGCATTATCTCTAAAATCAGCTAAAGCGAGTTGATCTGCTGATTTATCCATTTTACCTAAAGTTTCACCTGATAGAACTTCATCTAATTCAGCTTTATTATGAACTAATTGGTTAGCCATTTGATCATCCATTCCAACTGATTTAAGGATATATTCCATTGTCTCACCATCAACATCTAAATCTTTTAATGTTTGAATAATTTTTTCAACACGTGGATCTTCAATTGGTAGACCTTCTTTAACTTTATCTTTTTCAGCTAAGAAATCCATCATTTTTGCTGCTGTAGCATCACCAATATCTCCACCTATATCTTCTTTAGTTAATTTAGCTTTTTCTTCTTTCTTACCAGCTGCTTTACCTTTTTCATATTCGTAAGCTGCTTCACCTTCATCTAATGAATCAATATTATATTCCCACCCACCATTTACTTTATCAACTAAACCTGCTTTTTGAAGTTTATCATATCC